TACACCATGGCCAACCTGATTGACCCCATTACGGTGTACTTCCGTGTTTACCAGACTTCTGACACCTGGAAGACGCCCCTGCCCGACGTTATCCGCATTGACGGCGACCCAGAAACGGACCCGCGCAAGCAGAAGGTCACGTTCACCGCTGCGAGCCCTGCGACGCAGACTGTTACGTTCATTGCGTACAGCGGCAGCGGCAGCTACACGCTGGAAGCGCTCATCGAGCGCGGGGCGCTGAAGTACGCGGCCGAGCAGTTCGACGCGGACACCGGCATCAAGAACCTGACTGGGTACTACGTCCACCGCGACGAGAACCAGTGGTGCTTCAGCAACGACTTCGCCCGCCTGCGGCAGGACAACTACGGTCTATACGACAAAGACGGATGGCACCCCGGTTACCCGACTGGCTATGGATTTGGCGGGCATACCACGACGACCGAAGCACAGGATTTCGTACGTTTCGAGACCCAGAGTGCTGTGACTCCAGTGACGGACCCGATCACGGGGAACTCGATGGAGTGGTGGGTCAACACGGACCAAGTCACCGCTGGGCCCAGCTATACAAGACAGCTCTTTACCGTGCAGTACTGCGGTGGGCCATGGATCGGTCACGTCCCCCCCGGCGCTGGTGAGAACTTTGTGCGTGCGGCGTATCGCTTTGAGCCGTTTAAGAGCGAGGACGCGGACCACCAGCACGAGGTGATGAGCGTTGGCTACCGCGCGCGGCAGGTGGCGCGTAGCAGCAGCGTGCAGTTCAGGGCGCGGAACGTGGCCCCGGCTGCCGGATACGCAGTCTTCGGAGATCAGACCAAGGCTGAAGCAGTGTTCGAGTTCCACGACACGCTGCACGTCAACCTTGCGGGATCAACAGTCGACCTGAAGCTGGTCGACGGCACGAGTAACGTGCTGACTTACGGCAGCGGCGCAGACATTGAGATCGGGGCGACAGCTGAACTGACCGCGCAAAACTTCCTGGTGGCAGCTCGCTCGATTGGCGGTGGCATAAAGTTCTCGGCAGTTCGTGTCGGGCGAGTAGTCACTCTGACTAGGCAAGAGGCTGCGCCGGTCGACAACTCCGCGCCTACGTCGTCCGACCAGACGATTGCCTATACCGGATACTTTGCCGGGTATGTCCAGCAGCCGACGCGCTGGATCACACCGAGCATTGCCGATGCTTCTGGCAACGATGTGCGGCCCTACGGAAGCGGTACAGGCGAGTACTACTACGATTCCGAGACCGGCACCGAGATTTGGTTCTGGTCGATGAAGAACATGTGGGGTCGTCAGCCGAACGCTGTGGTGTCAGGCATCTTGACCAACAGCGCCCCTGAGCGCCTGAGCGTCTCGGCGTGGAACATCTGGTACGGCGTGCGGCGCGACCCGATCTGGGGACTGACGCTGTGGATGGTCAACTACGTGCCGGATGAGCCTGGGGGTTTTAATCCGACCCTGGCGCACGACCATCTGCTTGTCTACCGCTACAACGACGGCGACGCGATTAATACCCGCTCGTTTAGCGCCTGGGGATACGACGGCACCCTGATTGACAGGACGCCCGCTGAGCCTGGGTGGCTGATCGAAAGCACAGAGACTGCGTACCAGCCGCTTGTCGACGTATACGGCACTGAGGCGTCGAAGGGCTGGGACTTTGCTGACTACAGCAAGTGCCTCATGGTGTTCAACCCGGTCTGGGTCAGCAACTTCGACGGCAGCGACGACATCGCGACGTTCAACGACGTCAAGACCAACAGCCTCGGCAACCTGATCCACAGCATCCAAATGCAGATCGACACCGAGGCTAACGTTGCCGGGTGGCCTGACTTCTTCCCTGCGCAGCTGTACAACTGGTGGAGCCCGCGCGGTAACTGCACGGCCTTCGCCGACACCCGTCCAACCATTGCCATCACCGTCTAATGAGCCAGACAGTCAAAATCGACGTGACCGAGGGCAACGACGTCTGGTTCGCCCACCGGATCACGCTGCCTAACCAGCAGTACCTAGAGAACGCTGCTGCGGCTAAGTCAAACGGCACCGCGTTGGCGGGGGACATCATTACGGTAGACCTGATCCGTGACAGCGCAACGGGCTCGACGCGGCGCGTCAAGCGCATCGCGACGATCACCGACACTGCTGCGGTGGCCGACTACGTGTTCAACACGCTGCAGTACACCTTCTGGGACGGCTACGACGACATCGGCTACAACTTCCTGTTTCGCCTGACGGAGTCTGGCACGAACGGGGACGAGACGTGGAAGCTGGAGGGCGGCAACAACTACTACATCGAGTTTGCTGTCGCGACCCAGAACTACGGAACGATCCGCTGGGCCAACAAAATCTACGTCACGGGGCTGATTAGCCGATGAGTGAGGTCGTCCACAACTACACCCCTTACGGCGCTGCGCGTGAGTTGTGGACATTGGCGCCTGCCGAGCTGCTGCTCGAAGGCCCTGCAGGTACGGGTAAGACGCGCGCGCTGTTGGAGTGGATCAACTACCTATGCGAGGCGTACCCCGGCATCCGCGTTCTCATGCTTCGTCAAACAAGAGAGTCGCTGGCCGAATCAGTGCTAGTTACTTTCGAGCAGGAAGTATTGTGGCCTGGGCACCCCGCTATTCACGGCTCTGCAGGCCGGAACAACCGGCAGAACTACCACTACCCAAACGGTTCGCACATCGTGCTAGGCGGGCTCGACAAGCCGGAAAAGACCTTCTCGACGCAGTACGACGTCATCTCGGTCTTCGAGGCGCGTGAGATCGACCAGCACAGCTGGGAGTACCTGTCTCGTGCAAACCGTAACTTCGTGATGCCCTGGCAGATGCGCATCGCGGATACGAACCCCGCAGGCGAGTACCATTGGCTGAACCAGTACTTCCCGCAGGGCTTCCGTGAGGTGCCCGAACGGCACAAGAAGGACCAGAAGCTGCGGCTGCTCTCCCGTCACCAGGACAATCCTACCTACTGGGACCACGAGAAGGGCAAGTGGACTAAGCGCGGTGACGCCTACGTCAACGGCATCCTCGCTAACCTGCCGCACGGTGCTCGTCGGGCCAACCTCTACGAGGGCCGCTGGGCTAGCGAGGAGGGCGTCATCTTCGAGGAGTGGGACCCGAGCATCCACATCATCGACAAGGAGGACGCGCCCGAGTTCAAGTGGTGCTTCGCCTCCTACGACAAAGGCCTGCGTCACCCGGGCTGCCTGCAAATCTGGGGCGTCAACGACGACCGGATGTACCGTATTGCGGAGATATACCGCACAAACGAGACGCAGGACTGGTGGGCAGAGCACGTGGTCAAGTACCACAAGAAGTACGACCTGCAAGCCCTGGTCTGTGACCCGAGCGAGCCTGAGTACATCAAGGTCTTCAATGACCGGTTGGGGCACGCACGGGGGCGGAACGGTAACCGTATCGCCCGGAAGGCGCGTAACGCCATTCGCACCGGTATCGACATGGTGCGGTGGGGTTTGAGCAAAGCCGACAACGGCCCCCGTATCTTCATCCTGCGCGACAGCCTTGTTGGTCGAGACAAGGACCGCGTAGAGAAGAAGAAGCCGTACTGCCTTGAGGACGAGATGGCTAGCTACATCTGGACCAAGAGTCGGGACGGCAAACCTGTAAAGGAGAGACCTGACCCGACGTGCAGTGACCACGCCATTGACTGCCTACGGTATGCGGCCATGTTCATGTGGAACCGTGACATGGCGGTCGAGGACAGCGGATGGGACTACCCTGACAACAGCTTCGGCAAACTGCTTAACCACAAGGAAGTGAAAGGAGTCCCCTATGTCGTTTAACGACCCCGAGAACGCGATGGAGGAGGTCAAGGCTGCGATCGAGTATCGCAACCGCCACCTCAAGTCGCTGAACGACCAAGTCCAGCGCTTCCACGGTCCGCACTACAAGAAGGACACGTACACGGTTGGCGAGGACTACGCGCCGGAGAACACGTACTACGAGTACGTGTCGTTGATGATCCCCAAGCTGATCTTCGACAACCCGCGCGTGCAGGTGAACAGCCGCAAGCCGGGACCGGTGAACGACGTGGCTACGGCTCTGCGTTACGGGCTCAACCGCTGGGTTCGTGACTGCGTGCTGCGTAAGCGCCTTGTCGAGCTGGCGACCGACATGCTGTTCAGCTACGGCGTTGCGGTCGTGCGCGAGGACGCTGCAAACACCAGCGGTGGCGCGATCAACCTGCCTGAGCAGGACGTGCAGAAGCCGAGCAAGACCATGTGGCCGGTGGTCGAGCGCGTCAGCCAAAAGCAGTTCATCATCGACCCGGGATGCAGCCGCCCCAGTGACGCGCTGTTCATGGGCCACGAGTATCGCCGCACCCGTAAGGAGCTGCTGGCGATGGCCGACAAGGAGCCGGGCTGGGACAAGGAATCTATCCGTGAGGCTGCTTCCTCTGACGTTGATCGCGACGAGGGCAGCCAGCGCAAGTACCCGGACCGTGACGAGATCGTCGTCTACGAGGTGTGGGTGCCGGACTACGAGATGGAGGAGAGCCCGGGCCCCAAGATGGGCTTCCACGGCACCATCCTGACCCTAGCTAGCTGCGCCTCACCTGAGGGGGCACAGCCCCTTGGCCGCTACCTGCGTAAGCCGCGCCCGTACTACGGTCCGCGCACGGGCCCGTACAGCATCTTCGGCGTCTACAAGGTGCCGGACAGCCCCATCCCCCTCAGCCCGCTGACGGCTGTGGAGGCTCAGATTGGCGACCTGAACCAGCACGTTCGGGCGGCCAGCAACAGCATGATGAAGCACAAGCGCATCGTGGGGGTCAACGACCCGCGCACCGCGCAGCTCGTCAAGGACACCGGTCACGATTACGTCGCGGTCGTTCCCTTCGAGGACGGTCGCGCAATGGTTCAGGAGTTTGAACTTGGCGGACAAACAGAACAGCAAGCCCGCTGGATCGCTACGTGCCGCGAGCGAGCAGACCGGGCACTCGGGATGGACGAAGCGCTGCGTGGAGCGGTATCTGGAGCTGGTACGGCAACGGAACACACCATCGCGTCTGAGGCCGCAAATACACGTATCGCGTACATTAAGCAAGCGTTCTCGGACTCAGTGACTGCGGTGCTGGAGAAGGTCGCCTTCTACATGTACCACGACGACCGCATCGTCTTCCCCCTGGGAAGCGAGGTCGCACGGCAGATGGGGCTGCCGCCTGACGCTGCGCCCTACTTCGAGGGCGGTGGCCACGACGACGCCGAGGGCTACGGGTTTGAGGACCTTGAGCTTGAGATCGAGCCCTACAGCATGGAGCGTGCCTCCGAGGGCATGGCGCAGAAGCGCGCCATGGAGATGCACAGCCTGATCCTGAACACGCTGCCCGCCATGGCTCAGTACCCGGACTACCCGTGGCTGGACCACTTCCAGAAGATCGGCAACGCGATGAACGCTCCTGACCTGCCTGAGCTGGTGCGTCCTGAGCTGTTGGCGCGTCTGGCGCAGGATCTGCAGCGCATGCAGCAGACTCAGGCTCAGGTGGCGCTAAAGAGCGCTACTCCGATGATGCAGGTCCAGTCTGGGCAGCCCGGCAAGCCTGTGCAGACATCGCAGCCGAGCAAGGAGCTGCCGAACGCTGGGCAGCAAATGAGTCGTGTGCTTGGCGCTATGCAGCAGCAGGCGCCGACCGGTCCCCCGCAAGGAGGTACAAGTGGCGCGTAAGAAGAGTAAGGGCACTATGCCCAAGCGCTTCTCTGTTAAGAGTGGTGATA